TGCCAGTTAATAACAGCATCAACTTAGGCGATAAGGATTTCATTAGATTGATGTAGGCATCATGGTAATTCTTATCCGCTCTTGGATTGTCTCTTAACAGGTGTCGCTTAGCCGCGTGAATAACAGTAGCATGATCGCGGTTAAATGTAGCTGCTATCATTGGTGTGCTTAGCGTTGTGTATTCACGCATCAGGTTCATACAAAGGTGTCGGACAAGCGTTAAATATCCAAGTCTCGATGCACTTGCTAACTGTGAGTAGTTTAAATCGAATACTTCCTGAACTGAATTGAATAGTTCGTGTTTGAATTTTTCTGCTGGAATTTTCATTGGTTTTGGTTTTTGGTTTTGGTTAAAATGGATTCTCGTCGTGGTATTTCTTTATCGCATCCGTGTTTGGATTGTACATTGATTGTGATTGTGGTTGACTTACGTCGTCATCAGTAAATAAGGTGCACGAAGATATAAAGTTTGTCGTAATCGTTCCTACTGCTCCGTTACGATGCTTAGCAATTATCACCTCCGCTTTGCCTTGCGTAGAATTACCGCCTTCGTCCTGCATAATTCCGTAGTACTCAGGACGGTGAATAAACATAACCACGTCCGCGTCCTGCTCGATTGCTCCACTTTCTCGAAGGTCGGATAACTGCGGAATCTTATCACCCCTACCTTCAACTGCACGACTCAACTGCGATAAGGCAATTACCGGTACATTGCAATCCTTAGCGACTTTCTTCAACTCACGGCTAATCTCAGATATTACAGCCTCACGGTTGCGGTTCTTTGCACTCGGAACATTTACAAGTTGCAGGTAATCAACAAAAATAATCTTTGCACCTCGTTCTACTTCCTTTAACGCCTTTGATCGTAACTCCTGCCAGTCTATACCTGCTTTGTCCTCAATAAATAGCTGCATCCGCTCGACCTTACCACGTGCTTTCTCTACCTCCAACAATTCGACCTGCGACAGCATACCGTTTTTATAACGCTCCGCGTCTACCTGCGCGTGTTGCATTATTAGACGTTGCGTTAATTGTAGGGATGACATTTCAAGCGAAAAAAACACGGATGGCACGTTGCAATTTTTGGCAAAGGTTAACACCAATGCTGTCTTGCCCATAGCAGGACGTGCGGCTAAAATAACAAGGTCGCTATCCTGAAAGCCACCTAAGATTCGGTCTAATCCTGCTAACCCGGTACGAACTCCAGTAGGTAACCCTTTCGCGTAATTTTCAGCCTTCAAGTTATAATTCTCACGCTCTGCATTAACAACCTCCGCGACATGGACTATCTGTTTGCCTTTGGTAGTTTCTTGCAACATAAAGTCGTACAGTTCCTTAACCTGATCGCGTAAGTCAAACACGTCGCTGCTTTCGTTCTGCGACTTGGTAAATAGCTTCTCGGATTTGTGCAGAATCTCGCGCTTAATCTTATATTCGAGCAATAACCTGCAATGTCCGTCAAGATGCAGCGAAGATGCCACACGCATGGCGTAATCGCTTAATACAGCCATGCCGCCAATAACCTCTAATTCATTGCTCGACTTTAATTCTTGCGTAACGGTTACAAGATCAACCGCCTCATGTCTACTGAATAGCCTTTCGATAGCTGCAAATACACGCGCGTTCTTGCTATCATAAAAGCAACGCTCGTCAATTATGTCTAATGCTGCTTTGGTAGCGTTAACGTCGATCAGCAACGTGCCAATAACAATACGCTCTAATTCATTTGCTGATATGGTTTTATTCTGCTCCATTTGGTTTGGTTTTGATTTGCTAATATAATGATTTTCGGGATGTGCGCAGCAGTTGCGTGTATTTACAAGTTAGCGGTCAGTGCTAATACTTACAAAGTCATAAGTTTTCAACAAATCAGCAGCAATTTTTAATGCTTCCGTTTTAGTTAAATTACCTTGCGACTGACCTTCGCCCCACGTTACTTTATATTTTTTCATTTTTGTTTTAATTACTGCACCGAACCGCTAACAAGTCATATACGCTACCCCTGCGGACGGTACGCTGTTCAACTTTTGTTTTTCAATTACGGGGCAGCGTATATGCCCCAAACGTTAGTGGCAAGGCTTAGAGATGGTCTACTTGAATATCTGTCCATCCTAAACTATTTACCATATACTTATGATTTGACAAATCAAAAACAACCATTCCTACTTCTAAATTAAAGTTATTTTCGATGTCAAACCAATTTGTATAAAACGCTTTCTGTATTCCGTTTTCAATGTATGTTACTAAATATTTCATGTTGGTTTTTTTAGTTAGTCTAATTTCCTATATGCCGGTGCTTTTACAACTGTTTTTTCTGATCGCTTTAACTTAGCAAAGTTTTTTTATGCTTTTCATCTAATATCATAGGAACTGCATTGGCCCAATTAATTACGTGATGCAACCTTTTGTCTGTTCTTCCCATAATATTTACTTTTGTGCAATCTGGACGATTTAGTAAAGTGTAAAATGTTTTTATATATGTTCCGGCATCAATATACGCTTCACTCATTCCACCTTTAGTTTTTTGCGTTGTTTTTTGATCAAGTTGTATAAATGGTATTGTCATGAATACATTACCCTGATGCCCTAAAGCCATATATGTATTTACGTCTTCATTTAAACGACTAATAAACCAAAAGCGCCTATCAACCGAACAGAAAAAGCTATTCATTGCTTTTCGTTTCGGCTTCTTATTAAAATTTGTTTCGCCTCCAAACCAGTCACCGCCCTGTGAATAGCATATACTTGTAAAATTTGAATTTTTATAATACTCTAAAGTTGATAAAAAAACCTTGTCAATATTTTTAGTAAGATTTGGACAGCTTTCTGGGTGCTCTAATTTATGATTTATTCTTAATTTGAACGCAGTATAGTCATCATCTAAAACTAAAAAGTATTTATAACCTAATTCTTTAGCTAAATCAAAACAAGCGTTTCTTGCATGAGTAGTTGTTCTTAAATTATTAAAATTGTCGTATTGATCAACCATTTCCGCATATTTATCTTTATCAAAAATATAAACCATTGATTTGTATTTTTCAAGATATTCGTCAGCAGTTTTATCGTGATTATCGATTAAAATATAAGTAGGTAATGTACAACCTGCTTTCGCTAAAGTTTTCAGAGTTAATATATCATTTGGTCGTCCATGCGATATAATAAAAATACAAAAGTTATTCTCCATAGTTTTCAAAATATTGATTAGCTATTTCGTGAGCAAGTTTAATATACCCGTATTGATATGCTTTTTCAAAGTCAATTATTACAAGGCATTGGCGTTCCATTAAATTCTGCATTTCTGGTGTTGCATGAGCATAATAATCCGCTATGTTTTCATAGTGAAAAACTGAATGTCTTTTTGCAGCCTCAATCAAAAACACTTTTTCCTCTTCAGTTACATTTGAATTAATTATTTCGTTAATAATTCTTTTAGATTTTTGAGTATCCACTAAACTTGCGATATGTGGTTTTGTGTTTTTCGGTTCGTAAATTGGTAAGGTAATTTTATTCTCATACTTTGTTTCAAGTTTGTTCTCAAACTCTTCACCAAATAAATTAGATTGTCTCATGTTTTTTTTTGTTTTAGTTTAACTTTCTATATGCCGGTGCTTTTACAACCGTCTTTTCTGATCGCTTTAACTTAGCGAAGTTATTGTAATGGAATCGCGCATCCTTTGGTGTCTTGGTTAGTTCGCCTTTCTCCTTCAAATGTAATATAAAAGCGTTCACCGTTACCTCGAATTGTTCGTCCGTGTACTTGCCGTTCCGCTGCTGAATCTCTCTCCATGATGTTTTTTGCATTAGTATCGGTTTAAGTTGATCAACTTCGATGTGTTGGTTGTCTAATGATGGTTTGTAGTTAGGTCTTGGTGTTTCTGTTTGTGGCTCGTGAATTTCAATAACATCATAATTTCTATTACTGTCATTTACTTTACTTTCTTTTACTTTACTTTTCTTTACTTTAATAGCATCTTTTTGCATTGCGGTTGCATTGCGGTCGCTATGCGGTTGCATTGCGGTTGCATTGCCGTCGCTTAACTTCCATCTATTCAGTGCGTTAGCACGTGCCTTTTCGGACTTTAATAGCATAGAACGCTGTAATCTTTCAGAAAAAAACATATTTTCGTCCATAACAAACAATCCAAACTCACTTACAACAGTCTGAACTTTCTCTTTTGAAGTACCCCACCTTTTGGCTAATGAAGGTAAAACGTAGATCGGTAGTTTATAATCTGGCTCATTACGTAGCTTTTCAATTAACCCCCAAAAAATACCATAACCTTCCATTCCTAACTGATCGATTAACAACATACACTTCGGGTCGTCCTGAGAGTTTGCGTCATGAGAAAAATAATACGCTTCTTTTTTCATAGTTATAAAATAAATAAGCCCATCAACATACTAACAGGGTCTCACGTCTGCTTTCTGCCAATGGGCATTAAAGTTGTTAGTTGCTAATAAGGTGAGACCGCAACAGTACACAAATATACTACTTTTTATTTCCCTGCATACTTTTTAGCAACTTTTTTGCGTCTGATTTATTAACAAGCGTGTACGTAGTGAATCTTCCACTTGTACCGTAGCGCGTCTTGAATACCGATGGCTCTTTTTTGAATTTTAACCCCATTTCCTCAAACTCTGCTACGCGTGATGGTAGTTTCATACTTCCGGTTAATTTGAACGCTGTAATGGTCGTTAAATTGCGTTCCTGAATAAATGCTGTGATCAATGCTTGTCTTTGAGTTTTCATTGTTTAGTTGTTTTTAAATGTAGTTACTAAGTAATTACGTTGTTCTACGGCTTTTAATATGGCAGCCTTGCCAGTCTCGATGTCCTGTTCGGGTATTTCAAAGAATAACAGGAATAACCCACAATCCTCGTTAATTCGGTCATCGAAGGAAACGAACAGTCCGTGCCGTGCATCGTGAACAATAGCACCTGCGACGATCTGCCAGTAGTAACCTTTGTTAACCTCTTTTAGGTCTTCCGCTGATTCGATAAGGCAACAATACTCAATGTGCGTCTTTGTTTTAGGGCATTTAACCTCAACGATTACCTTATGCCCGTCATCAGTCATACCTACACGATCACACGTAGCACCGAAAGCCTCGCACTCATCCCACGTTTT